GTTACAATTGGTCAAGAACAACAAGAAATCAACTGAATTCAAATATTATTAATGAGGCAATAAATCGTATTTTTCCGAGAACATTTCAGGATGTGGTGGTAAGTCCTAGTCCGGAACAAATTACTAGAGCAACCGAAACATATTCTTATCACATAGGCGAAGAGACGAATACGCAATGCCCAATTACGCTCGATGAATTTCAAGAAAATGAGAATGTTTGTCGTATTCGTCAGTGCGGTCATACGTTTCGAGAAAGTGCATTGAGAAACTGGTTTCAGCAAAATGTTCGCTGTCCAGTTTGTCGATATGACATACGTACAAACAATGAAACTGATCCTGCAGATGAAAGTCAAGCCCAAGAAGAGGAACCTAGTCAAACCGCCGATGAAGAACAAGATATTTCGCAGAATTTTGTTCCTCCTTCTCCTCCTCGTACGCCTCCTCTTCCAAGACGTACTAATACATTGCCTACAGTACCTCTATTGCCTCCACGTGAATCGATTAATCAAGCAGTACGAACAATTTCAGGAGGAATCCAAAATATACTGCAAAATTATTTGGATGGAGAAACATTCGATGAGAGTTCATTGAATCGCGTTTTCTCTTTTGAAATGCCAGTGTATCTTTACAGTGATTTGTCTGGAAATTTCGTGTAAAAAATTTGTATTTTTATACATCTTTTCTCATTTACACTATTTTGCGTTGAAAACGCCCAATATAATAATAAAAAATTGATTTATTATAAATTATATTTGTAATAAGTAAAAATACAACAACTTGAATAGTCAAAATGTACAAACTAGAACTAAAACGCTGGATTAATATTGAAAAAATCAATTGGAGGGGTTTATCTGGTAATCCAAATGCTATTCAATTATTAGAAAAAAATCAAGATAAAATTGATTGGCCTTGGTTCTCTGAAAATCCAAATGCTATTCAATTATTAGAAAAAAATCAAGATAAAATTTGTTGGTATGCGTTGTCAAGTAATCCAAACGCTATTCAATTATTAGAAAAAAATCAAGATAAAATTATTTGGAGTTACTTGTCTCATAATGCAAATGCTATTCAATTGTTAGAACAAAATTTGGATAAATTAGATAAAAATTGTTGGAAAAGTATGTCAAGCATTCCAAATGCGATTCATTTATTAGAAAAAAATCAGGATAAAATTGATTGGGATTGTTTATCAGAAAATCCAAATGCGATTCATTTATTAGAACAAAATCCAGACAAGATTGATTGGGATTATTACATACTAATCAATCCAAATGCTATTCATTTAATTGAAAAAAATCAAGATAAAATTGATTGGAGAGAATTATCAGAAAATCCAAATGCGATTCATTTATTAGAGCAAAATTTAGATAAAATTAATTGGTCTTCCTTGTCTATTAATCCAAATGCTGTCCCTTTATTAGAAAAAAATCAGGATAAAATTAATTGGGGTGAGTTATCATACAATCCAAATGCGATTCATTTATTAGAAAAAAAATTAGATAAAGTTGATTGGTATTGGTTATCAGAAAATCCAAATGCGATTCATTTATTAGAACAAAATCAAGATAAAATTGATTGGAGGGCTTTATCTAGTAATCCATCCATATTTGAATTAGTACTAGATTATGAAACAATGAAAGAAAATTGTCTTATATACAAAGAAGAATTGATGCAAAAGACAATGCATCCGTCAAGAATTCAAAAATATTTAGATATGGGTATAAGCATTGACGAACTAGATGATTATTTATAGTCGTTTTCAACGCAAAATGTGCATTTTACACCATTTTGCGTTGAAAACGCCCAAATGGCAACGTTACCTTCACTCATTACGCCACACTTAGTGGGCACTTTGAACGAAAAAAGGGTGTATAATAAATACAAATGTAACTTTCTATTCTGGACTATTTTTTTACGAAAAACTGCGATATCGTACGTGTCCTCGTTTTCTCGTTCTGAATTTGTTCTAGATATTTATCGAATAACATTTCTTTTATTTTTTTACAACAGAGGATCTCGCGTTTTTTCATAAATACCGTTCTATCGGGATATTGTTTTTCGAGTTCACCGACCTCTTTTCTATGTTTCCTGAGAACGGTTCCTTTGTTATACATTTCCCATATTTGTTCTAGAGCCAGTGAAAACAATTGTTGCAGTGGTTTCATAAGTTGATTTGTAATATAATATGTATAATCTATTGCGAGATTATTATCGCGAATAAACTCCGGTGTCTCAATACGATCTCCATTCAATTTTGCATCAGGATTGACAAAATGAAGGAATTTGATTCGATCACCGGATTTCGGTTTGTTTCCTGGGTCGCGCTTTCCGATACGATCCGAAAGAACCCAATGTTCCATACGTGTCGGATTCTTGTAATCACTTTTCAATTGTTTCGTCATCATCAATTTGTCAGTGGGTACATCGCCCTTCAATAGCGCTGCCAATGAACTGTCTAAAAATTCTATCGCTTTTTTGATATCATATTCCTTCATTAGTATATTAAGAATACCTCCATAGACGTCTTTCAGATAATCACACGAATCACGGCGCTTTATTGAAAGTCCCATGAATTTCAGTTTTCCTTTATTGGGATCGGTCTCGTACAACATACCCACGTATTTTTTCTTTGCTACCAAAATAAATGGCATCAGTGTTTTCTCATAAGATAGCTCCATGGGTGGTTTCAGCCACTGTGTACATAGTTTCGCTGCGTCCTGTGCGATTTCGATCGTCATTTCTAAGGCCGGTTTTCCGCGAATTTTTTCCTTTGTTTTAGGATTTTCTAGATTGAATGTGAAGAATACTGAATCTGTGTTGTGCACAATCATATTTCCTACACCGGCAGCGAAATGATGATTTTCAGTTGTTAAATCATATACATAACCACTGTATTCGATTTCATGGATTTTTTTTATATTATTACTACTTTTTTTTAACATATCAAGTGTTACGATAACAGAATTATCTTGTCCTGCTGTAATATGATAGTCAAAACGATTTTTACTATTTAGATAATTGATATATTTTGCAGCAGTAATGATATCTTGAGAATGATAAACATAAATAGAGTTTTTTGGTATATATGGATTATCAATACAAATATCGTTTAAAGAATTATGTAAAAGAGGGGTTCCGATAGAAACCTCGTTAGGAGTAACAGGGTTAGCAAAAACATCTAACAGTGAATGATCGTCTGTAACATCCACTAAACCCTGATCAGTAGAAATTCTAATCATTTTTTTATGTTGTGACAATGTGTGTCGAATGATGCGATATAATTTTGTCCAACCTTTATCACTCCATGTTTCAATTCCTTCTAATTCACAATATTCTTTTTCTTGTTTTCCTTCTTCTTTGCAAGTAATCCATTTGTTATTACCATATTTTTCTCCTAAGTGTTCAATCGTAACAATATCAATAATTCCATTATATTTTACATAAACAGGTGTGTAATTGGCAACACTATCACCATATACATATTCTGCGTTACATTTTACTGAACCATGCTCCAAAGTTTCGTACAAACGATCACCATAAACCTCTTCAATTATTCGGCGCGCATATAAAATCATCATTCTACCAGTAGCTGTTGTAGACGCAGCAATATCTTTTTCATAAAACGTCGATGTTGCAGATCCACATTGTCCATAAAGAGAATTGGCTGTTACCTTATAACCGAGCTGTCTCTTTTCCAAAATATTCCAGATAAAAGGGTCTTTCTCGGTCTTTTGTTTTTTACGTGTATCGGAACGCGCTTTCAATAATTGTTCCAAAATCGAAGGTAAGATCCCTTTTTTATGATCAGGGAATTGAGCCCAACGACATATTTTCGTACCCGATTTCACCTTTTCTGCTCGAGACGTTGGTGTCTTACGAACATACCGAAATGTATCGAATTCTAAATCAATGTATTTATACCCTGGTAAATCGTCGTAGATATATTTACCATCCGCGCCTTTTTGTCCTGTTTCACTCAGCAATTTTCCGCTCAAATCGAATTCTTTGGTCCATACCTTGCTATCGTGAGATAAATTCTGACTAATCATCGATGAAGGATACAGAGAAGAATAATCAACACATGCCACTGGATTGTCCATATACATAGAACATTTCGGTGGTAGCACGATGGCACCTTCGTAACCACTATCGTTTCCTGTCTTATCGAGCTCCGGCATAAGCATACCATTTTCCATACATTTTTTCGCAACGAAACTAGTAAGTTTGATACCCTGTCCTCGAAACATCAAGAAACTCATGGGTACACTGCAAATACTAGACATTTCTACAAATCCAGTGAGCACGTCTATTTTGTTCATAATATAATGAACTAGGTTACAATCCTGAATACAGTATTTCGCGACTATTGCGCGACCTGCTGCATCGGTCTTAAATAATCTAGAAATATCTTGTGGTGAAACATCATCTTTTGCTGAACCCCATTTAATTGCGCGTTTACTATCAATATGCTCATGTCCTTCTATAACAATGATATTGTATTTATTTTTCACTTCGGCGCCTTTTACGGTTTCCGTAATTTCTAAATTTCGTAAAATATTGACAACGCGAAATTTGTCGCCATTTTTATAATAATCGGATGTGAAACCGACATATCCAATATGAATAAAATCATTTACATGGAGTCCGGTTAAATTTTTACTATACAATTCCGTGATTTCATTACCTGACGAATCTTGAGAATGAACCACCTTAACGATGCTATCACAAATATTTTCACCCGCAACGTAGTCCAATTTATATGAAGGTAGATTGTATTCACGTCGGAAATATGTATACAAATCGATCTGTAAACGACCAGAAAGTTTAAAATATTTCAAATCGTAATCTCCAGTGGCTAACCGAAGAGGGGTATTATCGAGTTGCAACATTCCTTCTTTGTCATAGACGCCACAAAATTCATTCATCTTCCTGGAAACATTCAAGAATTCTTGTTCACAATGAAGCTCTTGGGACCGGCGCAACATGAATTCATAATCAAAACCAAATATATTGTATCCAATAATAATATCAGGATCCTCTTGTTGTATAAGTTCCGACCAACGAACGAGCAAATCACGTTCATCATCTACGGCGTCAATCGTTGCACCTTCCACTTGATCGCATGTACCTAAAACTAAACAGTGATTCAAATAAGTGTCCTGTTCACCATATCTCATAAAGGTTGATCCAATACAAGTTATTTGGTCACCCTCTAGAGGCGGAAAGAGTCGCGTAAGAATTTCGTTCAATAATTGAATTTTTTCGTCACGAGTATAGTTTTCCGAAATAATCATATCTACGACCGTGGATTTTATATCCACCTTTTTTTTCGCCGATTTTTTATTGAATTTATATACGGGCCCCTCTTCGGCTCCGTTCTCATTGGCTACCATTTCACTACATTCTGCCTCGGCGTCTCCCATACAGTTCGATCGCTCTTTCATTTGTTCAAACATTTCGTCAATGGTTAGTAAATAACCAGTGTCTTGATCTTTGTTTGCATGCTTGGCGATTTCCATCGGTTCATTCAATAGAATTTTAACATATTTTTTTACTGAATCCTTGGTAGGTTTCGATTTCGGATACACGATATCAATATCATCAAATGTATCGTATTCAAACGCAGCCAAGATCATTTTTTGCAACATGATTTTGCATTTTGATGCGTCCAGAAAATCCTTTTGTTTCAGATAACTATCGATCATATTCATTGCCAGTCGTTTATAACTTTTGATTGGTACAGGAAAATCACCGTGACTACTATTGGCTTCAATATCAAAACTACATATTTTATAAGGAACCGGTGTCTCTTTTTCAGGAAGGGGTTTCAGCTGATTTGCTCGACAGATATATTCATATTTACAAGTGGTCGTTTTATTTTCTACGCGCTCGACGCGATTGACTGGTATTTCTATCCAACCTGAAGGACTGATATTATGAATATGAAAATAACGCAAAAGTGGTGGAATATTACTTTCGTAGAGTTGAACATTCACACCTTGATAAATAAACGGTCGCATTTTGGAAGTGTTCTTTCCGGGTCGTTCCGGATCTTCGATATATTCTATCCATAAGGATCGCACTTTTTTCATAACAATGCTATTTTTAAAAGTGAATTTAATGAACCTGCTTTTTTTTCCTGCAGAGAATCCATACAATTTATTGCAATCGACCAATTCTGCTCCAACAATGGATTCTTGCATCGTTTTCGGTATTTTCTTTTTTATTTCGTCGAGTAGACATTGCATATTGTAAGGCGTCCAATCGTCCCCTGCACTCACATAAAAGAATGGTAAAAAGTCGCGTATATAAATGCAAAATGTCTCTCCTTTTTCATTCAGTCCGAACATTTGAATAACAAATTCTTTGTTGTCTTTGAAGCGATTGGATTTGTCTTCTTCATCAGAAGTGTTTTCATTGGAATTCGAGGTACTTTCATCATAAGTTTGGAATGAAAACAAACGAAGTTGTTTTTTGACAACAACACCGGTTTTTTTCACTCGTGTTTGCATTATAAATATATTGATTAATATTTAGATAGTTATAACAGATTATTATAATCATCCGAAATTCAATTTTTTACCAAAAAGAAAACGAGGAACATTTCTTACATGTCTTATTCTTTGTTCTTTTTACACGTTTTGTTTTTCTTTTTCCGCCCGATAATTTATGTTTTGTAGCCCATTTAGCTAATTTTTCCGCAGTACGTTCTCCTTTGTATTCTGTCATTTCGCCATTTTCAAATCGTAAAATCATAGGAAACCCGCGGATAGATATTTTTTCTCCACCTTTGGTTTTTTTACTGAATTCATTCAATCGATGGTCTTTATTTGAATCATTCGATTCAATTTCATGAAAGCTAATATTTTCATTGTCTTTCAATTTATTTTTCATTTTATTCCACTCAGGTTTAAGTGCTTTGCAATGTCCGCACCATTCTGCATGAATTAATAGAACATCAATCATTTTATATATACTAAATATATTTTATAATTTACCATATTCTTTTCCTATATGAATATATATTATATCATTATATTCAAAGATGAATGAATTTAGAATATTTTTCCAAATTTTTTTGATTATCGTATTCTTTTCCGGAATATATGTAATTTTTTGGTTAGATAAATATCACGAATCTTTTGATGATTCTATAGATCCTTCAATAACTACTACTTTAAATAATTCAACTGACGAACAACCCACCAATGTAAATAGTGATATTCCTATTTTTGATGCAATAATGACGACTCTTGCACCATATGTATCAATGATGTTACCGTCCACAGATAATGCTAATCAAGAAGTTACCATAAATAATACTAACGAGGGACCTTCACTACAAAATCCTAATCAAGAAGTTACCATAAATAATGCTAATCCAGAAATTTTATTACAAAATCCTAATGAAGAACCTTCGATAGAAAATCCTAATGAAGAACCTTCACTACAAAATCCTAATGAGCCAGTACATTTTGCAAGTCCCGACGGAACAATATCAGTTTCATATACAAATGATGCTATAATTTATACGTCTCCTGATGGTAAAAAAACTGTAACATCTCCTGACAATTCTATTACAATTACAAATAACAATGGAAAAATAAATATTTTGAACACAAATAATGTAATTACAAATCCAGATGGTTCGTTATCAATTACAGACAAAAATAATACTATTAGTATTAGTATTGCACCAAACGCTATCGTTGAAACGAAACAAGATGGTTTTGCTACAATTCAAGAAGGTATTGAAAATAATAACGGTACAGTAATCAGCGATTCTGACAAATCTATTACAATTAAAAATGTTTCTAGTAATTCGATCTCTTCAACAACTCCTGGTGTTGTTTCTGGTAATTCGATCTCTTCAACAACTCCTGGTGTTGTTTCTGGTAATTCGAT